AAGTACCCGCGTGTCAACACTCTATCGCGCATTAGCGATTGATTGTAATCTATCTGTTGGTATATCTTAGTAAGGTTAAATATACTCGCCTTACTCTCGTCTCTGAACGCATGAGACTCCGTTCTAGGAAACTGACGATAGAACTCATTCAATGCATCTGCGTCAGACTTCAATGACTCTACCTCGTTCTCCCAATAGTCTATTACACCTATCTTTATCTTTTCTCCGTCTACACCTCTGATTGGTGACTTTGGTGTATGAAACACGGGCATGCCGTACTCGTCTATATACCCCTCAAAGTTCCACTCCATCGGAATAAACAGATTATACATACCGCTCTTTGTCTGTCCGTTGGCGTTTCTTTCTCCCGGATTAGAGTCCTCGAACAAACTCTTAAACTGAGCTCCACCCTTGTCTAGTGCATTGGACGTTGAGCCCATCATACACTTACCAATAATCTTACTACCCAACCTCAGACACGTTTTAGTTACACGCCAGTTGTTTAATATCTTATTTGGCACCATCCACTTCCCGCTCTCGTCATGTATCAGCATACGCAGCTTTTCACCGTCATAGCTGTTGTCTGCCGTGTTCTTCCAGTCAATGGTAGTGTTTAGCCCGTCCATGTCATCCTCGTCGTCTACACGGGACATATTCTTCTTTGTAATCTTAGACGCTGGCACACGATACGCAAGCTCCGTCTTCGGTCGGTCCATACCATCCTGTATAGGCTTGAAGAAGAACGGATAGTTATTGGATATATTAACCACCTTGTCCGTGAACAACTTTTTGGCGTCATCACCCGTCTTAGATAGTATTCCAAATCTAGCGTCCTTAGACATACTTGCTTGATTTACAATCTCAGCCGCACTCATAAAAGAGAATCCAGAACGTCTATTCTTTAGGTAGACCATTCCAAAACACCTCTTATCAGCCTTGCACGCCTCGTAATAAATAAAGAATATCCGGTTGGACTCACGGAAGTCTGGAAGACCTACGTCTATTTTCGTCCATTGAAGATACATGTAGTGGCTACCAGTAACATAACAAGGCTCGCCGTTATTAACAAACCAATAGCCGTACTCTCTACGATCAAATTCATTTTCTATAAAACTAACCCACTTAGACTGAAACTCTTTTGGTTTTCTGTTCCAGTCAAATATGCTCTTGATTCTTTGAAGCTCCCTAGGATATTCAGTAGGAGCCCACCTATTACCTCTATCGTCAACTTCCGATGGAGCAGACGGTAGCGCTATCTTAACAGAATTGATATCATATACCTGGCCAATCGTTCCGTCCTTTGATATAACGACAACATCGTATTCTTCGTCATAGCCATATTCCCATGACTTCTCCTTGTTCTTCTTCTTGATGACATCTTTGGGGATTTTCTTGTCGTCGATATGGTATAGGGCGTACTTCTTCATTTACTAAACTTCTCCGCAAAACCTTTCTTGGAGTCATCTTTCTTGTCTACTACTACATTGTCAAGCACATTACGCTCTTCCTCTATCCTATTGAGAATATCAAACGCATCAAACACAGCAAGCTTTTTAGTTGCTGCTGCATTTTTTAATCTGTCTGCCGCTAGTTCATGTTCGGGATCGCCCGTAATAATCTCTTCCTTAGCAACACGTATAAGCTCCTTAACAGCTATCTCTCCGGCCTTTATAATATCCTCTCTAGTCTTTTTACTCATAACACAGCAACTATATTCTTAGTAGGGACACGATAGAATCGCTCTCCGTTTATTTTAAACTCGTATTCGCTGTCCTTACTGAAGGTTACGATATCGCCCTCGAAGACTTGTTCTTGTTCGGAGTAGCTATCATTGACAAGTGCCACCTCACCGATAAGCTCTTTTTCAGCTCTCGTCGAATATTGAAATCCTTCTTCTTCTCTGTCGATTGGTTTAACAAACGCATAAGGACCAAAGACCATCTCTTGTCCTTTTCGGACGTACATATAGATTCTTTCTTTTTCAACGAAGTACAGATTATCTTTTACAAAGTTAGCACTTTTTCTTAGCCGTCCCTTCATGTCGTAGTACTCCCTAAACGTGTTATGATGCACCACAATAGTGTCACCTAACTCAAGCTCAGCTCCCTCTCTAGGCAATCCAATAACCTTAGCTAGTCTTTGCGTAGACTTATGGTCCTCTAGGTTAGCACCAACAATTAATCCGTCATTTGTGACATAAGACCTAGTATCCCCATTTAGGGGCTCTATTAAGTAAAAGAAAGTTGATTCCATTAAAAGTCTATATTGTACTCAAAAGAAATAGGCATATTAGCGCTGAACATCTTCCAACGCATTATCTCTCCCTTTTCTTCGTTACGAATCCATATACATACAGATCCGTCATTCTCTCTACATATTTCGTGTATCGTGTATAGATTATTAAGAATACTTTGCCCTACCAAGTAGTTCATAGAGTTCTTATAGTCATTGCCCACTGCTATCTTTCGTAACAACATATTCTCCTGTTTCTATGTCAATATCAACTTGACCGTACTTCTCCTCTATCTCTGCATTAAACTTAGTTAAGTCACCCGCAGCAGACATCACTCTTTGGTATGAAGCAATAGCCCTGATAAAGTTATCTGAAATTTGGTTTTTCTCTGACGCAATAGATTGATTAAGTGTGCGTAGAGTTTCTAATTCTTTTTTAGTAATATTACTCATTTTAATTTGATTATAATCACAAATATAGCGAAAATAATCAATAGGTACCACCACTGGAACCAATGCTCCTTGTATACAAGCCTAGGTGGCAGCTGCTTTTCAATGGTAATAAACGCCGTGTCTGGCTTCTGAGTAATGGTAGTTCTTATGACGTCGTGCTCTCTTATGATTCGAACTTGAACACTTCCTGTGTCAATGGTTATGGTATCAACCGACTTAGTTACGAACGTGTCATGATAAGTAAACGTATCCCTAACGGTAAACGTATCTATTTTAACAACTTGCTCTAACAGTATATTAGGGTCCTTCTTTACGGCCCTATTCAAGTGCCAAGTAGCCGAACAGCTAGATAATAATATAGCGAGTATTAGCGATCTCATTTTTTACATCCGCACTTTCTCTTTCCTCTATTCCTTGCTCTGTTTTTTGATTGACTCTCTTTCTTTACATTACCACAAGCATCATGACTCATATCCTTCTTGTCCCCATTGCCATAGGTCCCAGCTTTGCGATTAGACTTATTTAGAGCCGCTCTGTAACGTTTTCTAGCTAGAGTGGACTGATACCCCTTCTCTTTAGAGTAATCACGTCCAGTGGCTTTATTTGAGCCTTTACGAGTGTTTTTCCCCTTGATGGTATTTCTTGACATTATCTAGACTTCAATCTATCGTTTTCTTTCTCTAGGTTCTTAACACGCTCTCTAAGCGTAGATACCTCAGCTGTCAATGTAAGCACCTTGTCTTGAGCTTGAACCAGCTCTTGCTTCAATCTGTCAACCTCAGTCAAAATCTGATCCCTAAACAAGTTTTGATCCTTATTCTGGTACTTATTGCTTTGATGCTTGAGCTCTAATTTCTTTGCGTAGTACTGCCACGCTCCCGCTCCACCGAGAACACCTACTACTGCTATTATTACTGATGCTATATTGTCCATGCTATATCTACTTAATACTTCACCCACGATGTAACTTCTCTTGGAAGGTCCTAACTAAATTTATAAACGCCATTACGGTTACCAATGCCCATCCCAATTGACTTCCGGCTAACATTCCAACTAGTGCATAATGAACCACCGTAATCATGGCTAGAATAAAAGCAGCTAGACAAGCGTAGTAACGACATCTCATATCCTTCATTCCAACAGAATACAACTGAAAGCCTCCAATTAGAAAGCCCAATATCTGAACGTCCAATAGCAATCCTATCTCAAGGATTGCAAAAGGAAGTATAAACATATGTAGTGCGCCAACGAACAACTCGAATAAATACGAGTCGCTGTAGAACAAGATATCCTTAAGATTCTTGCCCACTATTCTTAGCCTTTGGACGCTTCGTTTATTAGTGCTAGTAGCCATAATAGGTATTTTTTAAATTTCTTCATCACTCAATCCAAGGGACGGGTATAAAATCTATTCTCTCTAATTGATTTAACTGATTATATATATCTGAAAAATTAGGGTCCTCCAAAACCTCTAATCCAACTATCCATTTATCGTTTCCATCTTTTACGAATATCAACTCACTTGAGTTGTGTTGGTGTCCGTTCAAGGAATTGTACTGTTCTGTATTTGGATGTAAAACCTTCATATTGAGTTTAAGTAAGTGTCAACAATTGAGTTCATGTCGTTTTTTTCTGACTCTGTCATGCCTCGTCTAATAGCAAAGTAAGAAGTACCATAATTAGCATATTGAGTAGTAATTCTTAAAATCCAAATAGAATTGGTAGACAAACCTGTAGAATCTACATTATATGGATTTCCAAGACTTGTGTTAATTTGATACCTAAAAGATGCGCTGCTTAATCTATCAACACTAAAATGACCAATCGCCCTTGATACAATTCCTTGAACTGGTACTACAGCACCACTATTCAACTGGCCATCTATGTTTTGAGTTGCAGTAGAATAAACACGCATTCGGATTTGGTCTACGCCAATCGAACTTTGTCCTACTACATACGCAGCATCAACACCTAGTTGATACATATGAAACGTAATACCCGCAT